CTCACTAATCAGAAGGTTACGGTGATTCCAAACTTTGTACCTTACAACTGGATGGGGTATTTATTTAATCGTAAGCGTATACAAACTGCATTTGAAAAGTTTAAGCAGAAGCCACGTATTCTATATACAGGTTCTGGGGCACATTACGATGTTATGAATAAAACAGGTGGTAAGGACGATATGTCAGCAGTTAATCACATTATTCGTAAGACAGTAAATAAGTATCAGTGGATTTTTGTTGGTGCATATCCACCACCGTTAACAGATTTAGTCAAAGCCGGTAAGATTGAATTTTATAGATGGAAGTCATTATTAGAATATCCGCAATTTATTACTAATCTAGACCCACAATTAATGGTTGCTCCGCTTACAGTAAACAACTTTAATAACTCTAAGTCAGACATTAAATTTATTGAAGCGTGTACAATGGGAATACCATGTCTTTGTCAGGATATGCATACCTATTCGAATGCACCCGACGATCTTAAATTTAGTACACCGGAGGAGTTTGAAGAAAAAATTGACTGGATTGTAAACTGGAAAAACCGTAAACGGTATTTTAATAATATCGGAATGCTTCGTGAAGTTGGGGTTAATCGCTTCCTTGAGAAACCAGAAAATATCGGTGCTCATATGGAAGCACTCATGACCAAGTTTGGTGATCCTAATCGAAAGTATCTTAAACAGTGGAATCCGTGAGGAACTCTACTATAATGATATTAGATGTATCGTAATGTAGTGTATAATGGCCGTGAAGGTACGGTTACTTTATTTGGTTGGAACGAGGCAGGTGATCGTATTCGTAGAGAATGCTCTTTCGAGCCTTACCTCTATACGGAAGATCCTCGAGGAGATAAGACTTCTATTTTTGGTACTAAGGTAAAGAAACGCTCATTCAATACTGGTTATAATCGATATAAGTTCCTTCAAGATTCTGGTGTTAAGCGAGTCTTTGAGAACTCTCCACCAGCACAGCAGTTTCTACTCGATCTATATTGGGAAGAGAATGAAAAGCCTGAGTTCAACAGTCATCCGATTAAGTACTGCTTCCTTGATATTGAGACCTATTCCGTCGATTCGTTTCCTGATGTAGATGACCCTACCCATGTATGTAATGTTATAACTATCTGGGATAACTTTAGTAAGAAGTTTAATACATTTGGTATTCACGAGTATACAGGTGAAGGTCGCGATGATATGATCTATCATTACTGTAAGACTGAGCGTGAGATGTTTCTTGCCTTCCTTAAGTTTATTGAGAAGCAGCACCCTGATATTATTAGTGGTTGGAACTCTGAAGGTTTCGATATTCCATACATCGTTAATCGTATGGAGCGTATCTTAGGTCAAGAGTACGTAGATCGCCTCTCACCTTTACGAAATGTATACTTCCGGATGCGCCAAGGTCAGTTTGGACGTGAGCAGAAGCGTTATTACTTTGATGGTGTTGCTAACCTCGACTACCTTGACGTGTATAAGCGCTTCTGTCTTAAGTTACGTGAGTCATATAAGCTTGATGCTATCGGTGAGCTTGAGTTAGGTCAGAAGAAGATCGATTACGAAGGCTTAGCTCTTCATGAACTTGCTGATCAGGACTGGAATAAGTTTATCGACTACAACGTACAGGACGTTAACCTCCTTGTTGAGCTTGAAGAAAAGCTTCAGTACATACCTCTACTGAGAATGCTGTCTTACGTTGGTCTAACCACGCTAGAGGGGGCCATGGGTACTATTGGTGTTATTAACGGTGCTTTAACTATAAGGGCTCGTAAACGAGGAGAGGTTATCTCTACATTTGTACGTAATGGTAATAAGGATCATAAGAACCCTGGCGCATATGTCGCTGAACCTAAACGAGGATTCAAAGAGAATATTGTATCGTTTGATGCTAACTCTCTATACCCGAATGTGATGATCTCGTTGAATACTTCCCCTGAAACTAAGGTCGGTAAGGTTGAGAAGAATGATGGTAAAGAAATTACTATTCAGCATAACTCTGGTAGATTGTTTACATTAAGTAAAAGAGACTTCGTAAAGTTCCTTAAAGATGAAAAATGTGCATTATCAAAAGCTGGTTTCCTTTTTAGTCAGAAAAAGCGTGGTATTATTCCTGAGTTTCTTGAATACTATTACAATCAACGTGTTGAGATTAAGAAAAAGCTTTTCACTAATACGAAGAGGCTCAAAAAAGACCCGGGCAACATCAACCTCAAGTACGAAGTTGAGCGTCTCAATACCCAACAAATGGTTATTAAGATTTTGATTAACTCTTGCTATGGGTATATGGGCAACAAAAATGCACCTATTGGTGACGACGACATCGCAGCAAGTGTTACTCTAACCGGTCAAGCAGTTATTAAGCACTCTAACGAGTGTCTTAAAAACTTTATTCGTAATGAGGTAGGTTCAGAGAATATATCCGAGCATAACCTTGAAGAGTGTATTGTTTATAATGATACCGATTCATCTTATATATCTATTGCGCCTCTGATCAAGAACGGTGTTAAGTTTTGGGAAGATGAATCTAAGGGCCTTATTCATCAAGAAACGTACGATAAGATTCAAGAGATTGAAGACCGTCTTAACGATGATATTACTGTTTGGGCTAAGAAGGCTCTCTTAACTGACGATCCACGATTTGTATTTAAGCGGGAGATGATTGCTGATGTTGCAATGTTCCTTCAGAAGAAGCGGTACGTTATGCATATCCTTGATGATGAGGGTATTAAGGAGAATAAGTTCAAGTATACTGGTGTAGAAGTTGTCCGTACTACTATGCCCAATGCTATTAAGCCTTACGCTAAGGGTATTATTGAGACTATGCTTACTACACAGGACTTGGGTAAGACTAATAAGATTTTTAACGAAGCTTATGAGACTTTTAAGACGTTATCACCGGAAGAGATATCGTTCGTGATGGGTATTAAAGGTTATGAGAAGCATGCAGTACAATGCCGAGAATGGCAAACAGTAAAGGGCATGCCAGTACATGCTAAGTCAGCATATTATTATAATCAAATACTTGAAAAGCTTGAGACGGGGAACAAATACGAGTCTATTGGTTCAGGTGATAAGGTACGCTTCATGTATATTGAAACTCCTAATAAATATGGCCTTCAGTCGATGGGATTCAAGTATGAATGGCCTGAAGAATTCAATGAACTGTTTAAGATCGATTACGAGAAGATGTTTGATAAAATTCTCTTTCAGTCGATTGCTCGCTTCTACGATAGTGTAGGGTGGTCGATTCGCAAACCTTCTGAAAATGTTCAGACCGAATTATTTGATTTATTCTCTTAGTTGAGTAAATAACAGTATGGCCGAAAGTTATTTAGATAGACCAGAAGACGATAATACCCCAAAAGCTCACCCAGCCTATAATAGAGGTAAATTAGCAAGTACTGTTTACTTCCTTAAATTAATTAAAGGTGCTGTATCAGGTACAGATGTTGGTGATGGGCAAATTGCTTCACCTCAAATAGAAGCAGCGCGGCGCGCTATTTTACACATGACTAATGCACTAGAACATGCTAGCGGTAAGTCGACTTATCTTTCCAAGCAATCAGAAGAAGCTTTGGAGAAAGCTCGTACAGAGCTTGGGAAAATTAACGTTTAAATATTACCCTCTATTGGATCGGCGAATCCATGCTCCTTACTTTGAGGCCATACTCGCCATTTAGTAATATTATCCTCTGTAGCAAACCATCTCCAAATTTTGCAATAGCCGTCTGGATCTGATTTCAGACGGCTAATTTCTTCTGGATCAGCATCTTGCCTATATACCTCATCTCCTTTATCGTTAAAAAACGATACTGACCAGAAAATATAATCATCATATGGTACCTTATCGTATCCTATATCAATACAATATTTAAATTGCTTAATAAAAGAGTTATCATAATCTTGCTTACTAGCATATTCTGGATTAGGTGGGTGCAATCTATCTAAAGTGTATTGTTGTATCCTTTTATCTCTAAACCTAACACCTGCATACCTCTCATAATCATTTAAAGTACGGGCCTTGCCAAACCCATACTCGTTTTCACCTGACTTAAACTTTTCGTTATTAACGCCAAGTAGTTTTCTTACCCGTTTATATGATTTGAGATTATTATCGTGCCAGGTTTTACTGTCATCCCAATGCTTAGTAGCGTTTTTTCTACCGTAATGATGCCATGCTATTAATTGATGCGGGTAGTATATATCATAACCGTGAGTAAATGCTCGTACGGCAATACTTATCTCTTCTCCATGAAAATACATTTCTGGGTCATGTTGAACATTTTTACTAAATGCACCATCGGTAAATGCAAAATGAGCAGAATAGAATCTACCCCTAACCGGTCCACCTAAACCTTTCCAATTAGGAATAGCTTCCGGTATAGTGTGTAGAGGACCATCAGGTCCGAAATAGTTGTATGATAACATCCATGGTTCTAAATCGATAGGTTTGCTAGTTTCTATGTTATATGCTGGTAGGTAACTTGTAATTAAAGGTTTTGGAGAACCGTTAAGTTGCAACCCTGCATACATATTTTTAAGTTTTGTATCCCAACCTTTAACAAATCTGTGATGTGAGTCTAATTGAAAGGTAAATTTCTCTCCATTATAGTGTTGTTGTATAAGATTTCTAGCCCAACACGCCCCTTTTGAATCTTTATAGTCAATATCGATTATAGTAAATCTATGATCATCAATATATTCATCCAAATTATCCCATTCATCATCTAGAGAATGTTGCCAGCAAATACAAATGTGTAGTAAATTTGGTTTATCAGATTTAGAAAGGAGATCTTGTATCGTAGGTAAAAGCTCACTGTCCCTATATGCAGCTATTTGTACAAAAATAGTACCATTTGTATAGGCGTTTTTCATAAGTATACTTAGGAAATTTATTTAAAAAGCCAGTGTAATAATAACCCGCTAGCTTTAGTTTTCGCGTCGCTCTTCAGGTTCATAGTATTTTATTCGATCATGCCAAATAGGAGAGGCTAATAATACCGCTGGTTTAAGCTTATCTTCTTTTGTTAATTGATACATATAAGACATCCATGTTTGCTCATATGGGTGATCCCATTTAGTGTTAATAAACATTTTTTTATTACCAGCTTTACTTACAATCATTGGCCAGTTATCATAATAAATTTCACCTGTTATATATGCTAACCCCTCTGTAGTTAGAATTTTATCAAAGGCAGTTTTAGGACAATTTGGATCTAATCCAGTGACAGGAAGCTTATCATAATGTGGCCAATCCCTTGTACGTATATCTTGAGGTACATTATACCAGGAACACTGTTTATCATTATCGAAATAAACCTCGGTAAAGGAAAGCTTTAAAAAATCAAACTTATGCTGAAGCATTATTTTATGTAAGATATTGTACAAGTTAGGTACGTATTTTCTAAAACCGTTTCTACAAAATTGACCTTCCAATTCAGGAGGGTTTGATGTCATATCATCTTCAAAAAAGAACATAAAATCAGCATCTGACTCATCAAAATGATTTGCTGCTGCTTGACGACCTCCACATATACCAATATTACTACCCAAATCTATATATTTAAAATTATAACTTTCTGCTATTTGTTTGTTTTTTAATTTTATTGATTGATCCGTTGAGTTATCCAGTAAAAATAAATTAGGCGTTGTTAACCATTCGGAGGTCTTTTTCATTGAATCAATAGTATGTAATACCTGATCAGGAGAATTAAAAGTTAACATATATAAATTAGTTTTTACTTCTTTAAGTTCAAAATCGGTAACTGGAGTCGTAGCATTACCTACTTTTTCCGTTATAGATACTGTATCTTCATTTATAGCTTGTGTAAATTTAACTATAAGACCGTTTTCCTCTAGTTCATATCTTCTATAAATATTAGGTTCGTGATAAGACATCAAAGTAAAAATGCTTTCTTCCGTACCCATTAAATCTTGTGCCAGTGTATCCATTAGTAATGAATAATATGTTCCATTAGCGTTGTTAATGGCGTGTTTCTGTCCTCCGAATATACCACCTCTACATACGTATTTTACTTCTTGCCCAGCTATACGGTTCATTGCCTGATATTCAAAGCCATGAATTTCTTTATCTGCCCTGTATGGGAAACTTAAAAATAAAAATGGCTTACTATATTTTGGTAATTCAGATAGCACATTATCATGCGCTATATGCCCATGTGGTACTGTATTAGTTATACCTGCATCAACCCAGTAAAAAAAGTCTGTTTTAAATGGACACAATAAAGTTGCATCATTAAGCATAAACATTTTTGACTGGACAATCGGATTATACATTTCCAAAGCAGATTGTGGTGAGTCTCTCAACCACCCAGCTCTATTTACCCACTCGTTATCTCGTCTTATTTGTTGCGTTTTATCCCAAAACGGCTCGTACATTCTTTTAACATCTTCTAGTTCAAATATACGAACATAAGTATTAGTTGGTGATCTTTTCTCCCACACTATATGTTCATACTCTTTTTGAATATATATAAATAGATTTAATGGGGTGTCTAAAAATCGCTTAAACGCTTCTATATAATGAGTATCAAAATCTCTACCCTCTCTATTAATATTCCAGAGACCAGTTACTAGTGTTATATCACTCATATTATGTTTTCTTATGACACAACCACACTACAGCAGTAAATTCATCTGTCATATATGGTATTAAGTTATTGCTAATACACGCGTCAGCTACATCTTTATCAAATATTTCACACCAGTTCCATATCTTATTTTTATTATGTGACTCAAAATACTCTACTGTAGGAGCATAATCATGAGCCATTATTATATCACCAGGCTTTAAAAACTTGGATAAAATATTAAATTCATTTATTTTACACCCTCCGTCGCAAAGTACAATTATCGGACCTTCTTCAGTAATATAATCAATTGCTTCCTGACCGTTTATATCACATAAATCAGAATAAGAAGTATTAAATATATTCTTAAGTCTAAAATCGTAATTTAAATTACTATTTAAGAGTACTGATCTGTCGTGATCTGGATTTGTATCATACGTTCGAAGATCACATTTATCCAAACCTAAATCATCTAGTATATCACGAAGTAATAAAGTAAGACCGCCACTTGAAGTCCCTATTTCTAAAACGCGTTTTGGCTTAATTTTATTAAACAACTTTTTAAATGGTTCTTTAATAGCTGGTACCTGCATAGTTGTTACTCCCTTGTAACCGAACCAACCGCTAATTTCGTTATTATGTATGCTATCGTCAATCATTGATTTATATCTCTTAAGTTAAGGTTAAAGCTAGAATTATCGTGTATAATATATGGATGAGTTTTAAATTTAGTTATTAATTTACCGTTATTACTATTGTAATATGTATCATCTAACAAAGCTGTGGAAAATGTATACGTACAGTCTTGATCCTTAGTTAAAGGATCAATATGCAAATTATAGTACTGCCATACACCCTGATCATCTCTAAAATCTAATTTTGTGCTAAATAGTAATGCTTCTAATTTAGTTAGGTAATTATACATAACTTCCGTTTTTGATATTATACTACCAGAATTTATAAAAGTAAATTCTTCTTCTATAACTTCATAATCCACCCAAGTCTCTATAATATCAATAGTTGGCCATGCTGTTTTTTCCGTCGAAATTATAAAATCTTTACCGGAATCTATAAATTTATCCATCATTTCACAGAATGATCTATGAAAACTTAAATCTGTATAATCTACATGGCAAAGATATTCATACTTATTAAGTATATTATTTTTAATAAACTCTTTAAGCATAATAATTTTACCATATATTAAATCAGCGCGACCTGAACATCCTACATTTAAGTGGTCTGTATGCCATGGATCAAAAGTATTAGAGAAATTTAAATATATATCATTTATATCACCATCGCAGTTTAATTTGGTTTTAATTTCTTGTGGTGAAGGCTCATCTATTTTCCACCCGTAAAATGTAGAGAGTAAACAGTATTTTTTCATAGGAATATATTATGATTTTTAGGATATAGGTTCCAGAGCGGCATTTCATTTACGAAGTTAGGTGAAAAAAATTGACAAGCAATAGGTGATATATGTATATTGATATCATACTTATCCATATATAAAGCCATTGCAAATCCAGTTACGGGTCCGGTATCTCTACCACACAACTCATGCTCTCTTACAATAATTTTGTTTAGCTTTATTAAATTGTCCATATAATCAAACAATTTTAAACTTCGTCTAAAAATCATAGCATTTTCTAAAGGTAAGTGTGGGTTAGTTTCTTTTATAGATTTTTCGTAATTAGGTAAATCACCACGTAAAAATTCTATTACTGAATCAAACCCATAATTGTAATAACGCTTACCAGGTACGCGGAGCTCATTTGGATCAACAGGCTGTAAGTGCCATTCCGCATTTACTTTTTCACCTAAATCCCATGAACTTAAAATATCAAAATTAATACTATCTAATAACTTTATAAACGATTGATTGTTAAATTTCTCTGGCCTATAATTTATAAAACGACTATCTGCATCTAAACTATAAACATAATCTGCATCTGTACTATGAAAAGCATGCTTTACTATTACATGTTTATCAAAATCAGACCATTTATTTTTACACTCAACAAGTTGTACGTTATCATATCTTAAATAATCTAAGTCTATAGATAAATCAGTCAAAACAAAAACTGGTAGATCTAAATTTCTCAAATCATTTAATAGATGTAAAAGATCACTTCTTACCTTTTCACCTTTGGCAGTAATCGCGAATACTATTTTATTATCCATACTAAATTAAATTAAAGTTTTTAATAAATCGTGGGGAGCCATAATTAAAACCATTATCATGTATAAAACAAGGTAATTCTTCCTTTTTAAAATGTTCTATATTTCTGGCATGTGTAGTTAAAAACAGTCTACTATTAGTATCTAAAACTATTTTTGGTTTGTTATTTACTAAGTAGTGGTAAGTATAAATGCCTTGATCTCCACCGAATGATTTTAAATCTTTAGGTAATATGTTATCAACTACACTAGTTAATAATTTTATATAATTTGGAGAAGTTGAAATAATTAATCCAGAGTTTAAAAATACTTTGTCATTTATTTGAGTAATATTCCATTGAGCATGATCTCCCCAATCACCTAGTGAGCTAGGATATTGATTAATTTCTCGAGAGAACATAATACTATCTTCATTTGGTTTAATATTATCAACACATGATAGACACGCTGTATCGTTTGCATCGCAAAAAATTATATCATCATCTATATTATTAATAATAAAATCTTTCAATAAAAATATTTTATATAGTATATATTCATATTGAAAGCCAAACCGCCGCTCAAATTCTTCCTCTAGTGATAAAAACTTATTACGGTTAAAGTGTACATGTATAAAGTTTTTAGGATCATTATTTTTAATAAAGGATTGCCATAGAGAAGTAGATTTTATATCATAATCTTTATCATATGACCATGTTGTAGTAAGTATTTTCATTTTTCAATATTGTAAGGCATAGCTAGCCAATCTTCAATTGTCGTAGCTTCATTAGTAATATTAGATTTATCATTAACTTGTGTTGTAAGTGGATCTTTATAACACATTGCAATATGGTTTGGTTTATATACATTTAATGGCTGATCTAAATCATAAAATCCATTGTATAAAGCATCTCTAGCCATATCTTTACTATATGCATATAGGCATAGCAATTCATCTATACCTAGGTGATATACATCGAATAAATCTACATCTTGCTTACCTGGTGTTGTAAATGCATCAACTAACGATTTTGCAAATTTTTTAGTTATAATATAAGCTTGAGTGTAACTAATTGAAGATATCTGACAACAGTTATTACTTACATACCTCAAAGGCCTTCTGTTACGCCCACCAAGCCAGAATATATCCCATTCTATATTTGATATATCTTCACATATTTGCTTACTATTATCTTTGAAGGTATCTAAAAATTTACAATCATCTTCAAAAATTACCATTGTTTCTTTCCCAGTTTCTAGAAATTCGTTATAAATATTAAATGTTGTCTCAATTAGACCACTAACACCACCATGCTGACTATTGTTAGCTGATCTACGCTCAACTCCCTTTACATCAGCACATAATAATTGATTCTTAAAATATTCGTTCCTATCCTGCCTTTTATCTAAATTTATATACACACCTACATCCGCTAGTATATTGCCACCTATCTTAACGCTCATAACCTTAGACTATTTAAGACATTAAATATTTAAATCAACTAATTACGATTATTCTATAAATTGCCAGAATATCTTTGGCCCCACCCTGTATCTTTATAGAAAGGCCAAACTACATAATAAGTAGGTAGTTCTGCTAGCTCACCCTCTACCCAGATATGTAAATGATCGTTAGACAAAATTGCTGATAGTTCATCACCTGACATATCCTTCCGTAATAAGGTTTCATCTTTTTCATTATGTAATGCAACAGCTAAAAACTCCATATTATCACACTTAAACGTAGACTTATCTAAATTTATACAATGCTTAAAAAATTGACACCAGTTACCGTCTATGGATTTAAGAGGCTCTATACCTTTTAAAGTATCTTCTTGAATAGATCTATCTAAAAATCTTACACCGGCAAAGTTTTCCCAATCTGCAATTGACCTAACTTTACCAATACCATATTCCCCGTATAGCTCCTCTTCGGTGCATTTTTCCCCATCAATACCAAGTAACCCTCTCATAAGGCAATATGTTTCTTTATTATGATTATCCCAATTGATATAAGTATCCCAATGTTTGTCTGGTCTATAATCTCTAGAAAACTCATGATATGCTACAATTTTATGTGGGTGAAATAAATCATAACCGTGAGTAAATGCACGTACGCCAATAGTTATTTCCTCCCCATGAAAGTAATATCTTGGATCATGGGGGACTTCCTCACAAAAAATGCCCAACGTGAAGCAAAAATGGGCTGAGTAAAATCTAGCCGAAACAGGGGATTTCTTATTTCTCCAATCTGGTATAGAAGCGGGTCTAAAAAATATAACCCCATCTGGTGTAAATCTATCAAATACCATTTGCCATGGATCCTTACCCCACTCGTGTTCTGGTAAAGAAGGGTGGTATGATGTTATGTACCCAGTTAGTAGCGGTTTAGTATAACCTTGTAGCTGCAGCTGTAGAATTTCATTTTTAAGTTCTGTGTCCCACCCGCCGACAAATCTATGGTGAGAATCTAATTGTAAAGTAAAATCTTCACCATCGTATTCTTGTTGAATAAGATTTCTAGCCCAACAAACCCCTTTTGATTCTTCAGCTTTAATATCGATAATAATAAAGCGGTTGTCATCTTTAAATTCATCCAAAGTATCCCACTCATCTTTATCTGAATGTTGCCAACAAATGCATATTTTTAGATTATCCGGCTCATCAGCCTTATCAATCATATCTCGAATTGTTGGTAGTAATTGACTATCCCTAAAAGAGGCTATTTGTACAAAAATAGTCTTACCCGTTAATGGATTAATCATACAAATTATTTACAAAGAAAAAAAGGTAAATCAACTAGTTGATCAATAGATGTTATATGTTATAATAACGACGTATGAGTCAAGAAATTACTACTATTGTTGATCAAGTAGGGCGTGTCGTTATTGGAGTTGAAACTGCTCAAACAGACGAAACTCTTACTTTGAAGAATCCAGTTATCGTGCATGTTCAGCCAGACCAACAGTCGGGGCAACTACAAGTTCAAACTTTTCCATATCTTTTTATGGAGTTTATTGAAGGTGATAGGACGAAAAATGATTGGACGTTTTATAAGTCGGCTATTGCCACATCAAATGTCTCTCTCACTGATCAGATTAAGGCACAATACACTGCAATTAATAACCCAGCTCCTTCACAACCAGCTGCTACAGAAGAACCAGAGGTAATCAAGTTGTTTGATGCCGATGGTAACTAATTTTTATCCTCAGTAGCTCAATTGGCAGAGCGTTTGACTGTTAATCAAAATGTTGGTGGTTCGAGTCCACCCTGAGGAGCCAATTTAAACTCTAATAGTTCATTAATGAACTATTAGAGTTTTCATATAAATACACTTATATGAAACCCCTAAAATTTATTCATATAACTAAAACTGCTGGTACCACTTTAGAAGATGAAGCCCAATCATGTGATATTTTATGGGGAAGATTTCATGAAGAATATGGATGGTGGCATGAGATATTTCCTGCCAAGCCTGTTACGTTAAAAGAAAAATATAATTGGTTTACTGTTGTTAGGAATCCTTATAGTCGTATTATATCTGAATTTCATTGTAGGTGGGGAAACTCTCTGCTCAACAAAAGTCGAAAGGTGGAGAGCTTTACTAAACAGGAGTTTAATGAATGTTTAATTCATAGAATTGGCACTTATGAAAAAAGGGGTGATCACTATACCCCGCAATATCTTTATATTGATAAAGAAGTACCGGTAGATGTGCTAAGGGTTGAAAATTTAAAGTCGGAGTTCCATAAATTAATGAAAACATATAAATTACCTGTTACTATTAACAGTCATAAAAACACCAACACCAAAATATTTAATACTACTGATATAAATCAAAAATTACGTGATCTAATTAACAAAACTTATGAAAAGGACTTTGAACTGTTTGGATATGATATTGAATTGTAGTTTTTATCTTGATTAATAGAGATAAGATTATACAATCAGTATATGAGTGATTTTGATAAAGATACACTAGCAGCGCTAGATTCAATTGATAAAGTAAATCCGTTCGCGACTTATCTAGAAGATAGTACATTGTCTCGTGTAGGTGGCTGGATCGATACCGGTAGTTATGTTCTTAATGCTATTGTATCGGGGTCTATTCATGGGGGTATACCTAAAGGACGAGTAACGATGCTTGGTGGTGAGTCTATGACTGGTAAAACGCTGTTTGTTCTCAAGATTTTAGCTAATGCTCAGAAAGAAGGTTTGATTCCAGTTATCTTTGATACAGAGAACGCTGTTGATCCTGAAGGTGCAGAGCGTATTGGGCTTGATATTAGTAAAGTTAAGTACGTTCCATGTGTTACTATCGAGCAGACTCGTAATGCGTTGTATAAGTTCCTTACGTCTGTTAAGGAAAAAGGTCTAGAAGGTAAGTTTATTGTAGCTATCGACTCGCTTGGTAATCTTCAATCAGAACTTGAGCATAGTCGTATGGGTAAGGAGAGTACTTCTTCTGATATGGGTAGTAAAGCACGAGCCATGAAGTCACTTATGCAAACTTGTACTAATCTTGGTGCTACTACCCAGACTACTATCCTCTGCACTAACCATGTTTATGATGATCCTGCTGCTATGTTCCCCTCTATTGAGAAACACATGCCTGGAGGTAAATCGATTGTATATCTACCGTCAGTAACTGTTCAATTGGCACGTAAGCCTATGAAGAGTGATGGTGGTAAAACTATGGATGCTGAAACTGCTGTTGGTCAGAAGAATTATGCTGGTATTCTTATTAGAGCATTGACCCGTAAGAATCGATTCATTAAGCAGTACCTTCAAGGTGAAATGTTCCTTTCGTTCCATACTGGTCTTGACCGTTATTATGGTCTACTTGACTTAGCGGTAGGAGTTGGTGCTGTTATTCAGACAGGCTCTACTTATCAGTTACCTGATGGTAAGAAAATCGGTTACTATAAAAACTTCCGTAAAGATAAGGAACTCTGGGAAGATACTATCTTGCCTGTACTAGAAGAGAAAATTAAGACTGAATGGGCTTATAGTGGTGGTGAAGGTGAAGATGATGTACCTGATGAAGTTGTAGAAGAAGAAATTGTTGTTAAAGAAGAGAACGAGATTCTTAAAGATTCCTTAG